TATCATTATACTAAGCGTTGGCAGTAAATTGACAAGATATTAAGCCTAAGAAATGTGAAGAATCATCACGTTCAATCGGGGTAACTCCAACAACATCAAGAACTCTTGGAGTACAACTAAATGTATCGGTATAATTAGAAGCATTAACAGAAGTGAGTCCATCAATAACTGCTTCGCCTAAAGTAGACAACACAGAAGTACCTTTTCCTCTTGGAACATAGATATTACATTGAATAACACCAGAATAAAAATCCTGTGATCCTCCCTGTGTTTGAGTGGTTGCCTGTGCAAAATCAACAGACATAACAATATATTTTTTAGTTTTACCAGGAGTCTTATAAACCATATTGTCATAAACCATTTCAACAGTAGCGTCTACTGCTGCAACTGCATCTGTCACTGCTTTTTCAAAAGCTGCTCTGGTGTTAACTAAAGTCATGGATTAATGTAATCAACAAATGCGTCATCAGTTCCACCAAATAAACCAACACCTTTTAGATCTCTTACATTCTTAGACTCATATTTAACTCCTGTTCCAAATGTACCAACACCTAGTTTTGGTTTATCTGTAAATACTTTATTTATTAACTGACTAAGTTCGCCTTGAACATATTGAGGAACTCCACTTCTAGGAGAAGCTAAAGCTCTAGCTGCGTATTCCGATCTATTACCAACAAATACTTTCGAAAAAGGCTTGAAATTAAATGATAATGTATCAAGGAATCTAGGTTCAATTACTGCACCTGGAGCTTTTGTGCCATTTCTTGAAGGTTTAATATTACTCCACGGAGCAAAATCTTTTCTTGATTGATCTGGTCTAGGTCTTTGTGTACTAGCTGTCCAACTAGAAGCAAAAAAACCAGTATCAACAGCACTATATTCTTCAGTTGATAAATCAGTAATAATTACTCTTACTAAAGTATTCAAATCCCTTTCCAAATTACCAGTAAGATCTTTACTTATATTTTCAATACTTCTACCTATAGCCATTAGAACCTCACTAATAAAGTAAACAGATAAGTCTGTCCACCTTGTCTTGTATCTATATTAACTATCTGTCCTAC